GTGATTATTTTAAACATCATGAATATGATAATTATGATTTAAATGATTTCATTCATGAATATATTGATAATAAAGTATCACCTTATTCTAATAAAAAAAATATTAAAATTATTATGGAACATTTTGGGAGTATATATAAAGCACTAAAATCATATAAAGATGAATATGGATATTGTCTTATTGAAAATGATGTAACTGAAAAACAATTTTATGCTTGCTTAGCATATCATTCAATTAAAGAAATGATTGATGAAGAAAAAATTGAAAAAAAAATAAGATGTTTAAAAATTTGTTCAACTAATGATGAAGATGAAGATATTTAATATCCCATATTTTTTTTATTTAATATAAATGTTTTAAATATAATATATAATTATTTAAAAAATAATATTTAATTTTCTCATTTTATCCAATTTTCTATTAATTCTTTTCTTCTCATTAATTTCATCGCAATTCTTATTATAATAAGTAGCATATATTATTTTTCTTTTTTCTTTATTTCTCTCCCAATATAACCTTCTTTTTTCATTATATTCTAGTCTTTTTTTTTCTTTTTCTTCTTTTAATTTTTCAGAATTTTCTTCTTTTAATTTTTGGTCTTCTAACTTTCTCATTTTCTCCAATTGTCTCCTAATTTTGCTTCTTTTATTAATTTCATCACGATTTCTATCATAATAAGTGGCTGAAATTATTTGTTTCCTAATCTTATTTTCTTCTTTATTCCAATAAATTCTTCTTTTTTCATTATATTCTAATCTTTCTTCATTTTTAATTTTATTTTCTTCTTTTCTTTCTTTTGCCTTTTGATTTTTTAAAATTAATTTTTCAGGATTTTCTTCTTTTAATTTTTTATAATATTCTTTATCTCGTTGTCTTCTTTCAATAATAGAATTATATCTACCACCATGTGTCCAATTTGGATTATGATGATGAGTATTATAACAAATATGAGTATATTTATTCATTATTACTATTAAATATAATTTTTAAAACTTTTATATTCTTATCATCAATTTCACACATATATAACATGCTTTCTAATATATGTTTTCTTCTAAGATGTTCATTTCTTATTTCATCCTTTAATCCCTCCATTAATCTATAATAAATACAAATAGGAAAAGCACCAGTGCCAACAGCTGGATCTAACCAACGATACATTGGATTAGACCAAACATCTTTAGGTAAAGTATCTAACATTTCTTCTACTAAATGAATTGGTGTAAAAACTTCACCATTTTCATCTTTCTTTTTATTTATAACTTTAGAATTATTTAAATAATAATTTAAGACTTCTTCTTTAGTATTCTCTACTATATTAACTGTTGGTAATTCTCTTTCTGTCATTTATTTAAAAGAAGAAATTATTTTATTATAATATATTAATATGGTTTTTGGACATCATCTTATTATTGATGCGAATGAATGTGAAGGAGATATAACAAATAAATATCATATACAAAACTTTATAAATGATTTAGTTATATTAGGCGGTATGAAAAAGAAAGGAGATACTATATTTGAATTTTTTGATGATACACCATTTAATCGTGAAAATGATTTAATTGGTTATTCAGTTTGTCAGATAATAAGTCTTTCAAATATAACTCTTCATATTAATTTTATAAGTAAAACAGTTTATTATGATTTTTTTACGTGTGGTAATATTAATGAAGAAGAAATTATAGGATTATTTAAGAAATATTTTAATCCAAAAACAATAAAAAAAATAATATTAAATCGTGAAGCAAAAGACCTTACACTTCCATTTTATTAATTTTCTTTGATATTAATATATATGATATTAATAATATTAATCATATTTGTATATTTATTAATAAATAATAAATATGAAGAAGAAGATCATAATTATTATGATGATTATCATTAGTTTTCGTAAATACCTTTAAGGGAGAGATATATCTTTTTTTGTTTCTCACGGAATGTTTATTTTGTTTATTCAATAAGTTTTATAATATATAATATAATTTTTTATTTTTTTATTTTTTAAAATAGCTGAATAAACATTTTATGAGAAACAAAAATAAATATAACTCTCCCATTATTGAATAATAACTATATTAGCATCAATTGCTAAACTATTTGGTAGTGTTAAACCAGACTTTTCATATTTTTTAATAATTTTTTTTCTTATATGCTCAGGATATGAGAATTGTAGTTCATCAACTAATAAATCATACTTATTAACAATTACAGATATATCTTCATTTGATATTTCATTTTCTTTTTTGGAGTTTAATAAACTTTCAATATGATGGTTTAATTTTGTAAATTTAGATTGATATGATTTAAATAAACCAATTCTATCATGAATTTTATATTGAGTAGTTATTGCTAATATAATAGTTATCGCACCATTAATAATAATATTAGTATATTTAATTTTATCACCTTCAATATTTGATGAATTTAAACATGTTAAAATACTACTTCCTAATATAGTTGGAAAAAGGCATATATTATTAATTGTATTATAAAAATTATAAGATAATTCACATAATAAAGAATTAATATAACATCTATCTCTATATTGTTTTAAAGAATCCATTTATATTATAAAAATAATTTATTTATTTATTAAATTAATATGTTTTGCTGATTGTTGATGTCTTTTTAAAGTATATTTATTAATTTCACAACCACAACTACATATTATTTTTTGTTTATTATATTCTTTTCTTTTATTTTCATTATCCTGATAATATTCTTTATAAGTTCTTCCAGCTATTTGTTTATTTAAAGTTGCTTTTAATTCTTTAATCCAGTATCCTTCTCTTTCAGTTACTTGTTTAATATTATCACATGGATATTTTTCAATTATTACTATTTCAAAATTATCCCATCCTCCGTTTTCTCTTATATATTGATAAATTTTAAAATAATATTTTTTATTATTTTCATTATAACAACGAGATTTATGTTCTATTTTTCTTCTTTTAAAATTTATTGTACTTCCAATATATACATCAGTTATATTACTATCTTTACAAAATATTTTATAAATAACTATTTTAGAATAATCTGGCATTTACAAATATTATAAAAATAAATAAAATAATCATTTTTTTAATCCCAAATTATCCGTGATATATACCTAGTTCTTTATTTGTTTTAGATGAATAATGACCTAATTGACGAACATTATTTGGTCCTTTATAAGACCCTAAACGAACTTGTTTACCTCGTTCATAATCACCATAAACTTCACTAGCTTTATTAGCTAAACCAACAACACTACTAATAGGGTCCATATCTAATATATAAGTATATTATTTTTTAAAATATAAAGAAATTAAATAATAACATATATCATTTAATAAATTATACATTTTTTGAATCCAGTTAGTATTATCATATGTTATTAATTGAAAATGAATATATGAAACAGGACAATCAGTTATATATTCTAAATATTCATTTCTAATTGAAAAATTAATTGATTTAATATTCTTATTTGCTAATTCTATTTCTCTATTTTGATTATTAATATAATTAATAGTACTAAATAATGGTATGTCACGTGGTATCCATGTTATAATATCACCAATACCAGCATTAGCACTATACCTTTGTTCTAAATTATATTGTACATTTGTATCATATACTAAATCAGTAGTTAATACTATTTTAGTATATGGTAACATATTAACAAATGTTTCTGAATAATACTCATTGGGATATATAAGTTCATATAGAGTATTGGTAAAACCAAATAAAGAAGCACAATTTAAAGGGAAAATATATAATTGACCAGCAATAACATTTAAAGAAGTAACTAACCAATATTTATTTGTAGTTTTATCATAATTAAAAGCAATTGGTAAATTTAAAGCTACTAGATAATCATTAATTTTATCTCTTAATGAAGTAGCTGTATATGATCCATCTGGAATAGTAATATAATAATCAGTACTTATATATCTAACTTTAAATTTATTATTTTTATGTGCGTTTGATATATTTAACATTGAATTCATAATTGAAAAATCAATTAATTTAAATTTAATTTTATCAGTCGCTTTAATATCAATATTAACATCTAAAGGTATATTAAAATTATAATTTTGTTCATAGCTCTTTTTAAATTCAGAAGAATAATAAAAGTCTTGTGTTAAAGTCATTCTATTTTAATATAATTTTATTTATTTAAACTGGGATACTGTATTATCAGCGACTAAATCAGAATCTTCAAATAATAATCCAATAATAAAATGACCAACTCCTTGAGCAGAAATAGTAAAACCAGTATCACGTGATGTAAAAGAATCATTAATTTTAATTGTTATATTATTAATTAATTGAGGTGTTAATGCTAATGAATAATAATTATTATTTAAAAAACCATTAGCACCAGCATGACTTACATATAACATAGGAAAACCTTCTTTATCACTACAATAAGTTGAGTCAGCATCATATGTTAAATTTTTAATTTTTAAATAACATGGTTTTGCTGTATTTTCATTAGCTGTAAAACTAATAACTTTTAAATTAGTTCTATTATATAATTGAAATGGAGGAATATCAAAACTAAACTCATAATACGTAGTATTTGAACTAACACTAGAAGTAGCATAATTTGAATTTAACCATACGACTCTGGTTTTTTTATACTGATAAGAAGGCTTTTCAGCATTATAATTATTATATGGATTTTTGTCTTGTATATTATATGGTAATGGTTGATAAGTATATTTAGTATCCATATTTATTCTAATATTAGATTAGAATTATTTTCATGTTGATTTGAATTAATTACAATATTAGAGTTATTTTCATCACATGTTATTTCTAATTTACTGGCAAAATACATTGGATTTTTTTCTTTATCATATAAATATGAGTCTGCTGGTTCCTTACATTCAATAACTTTAGATGCTAATTTATAAGAGTCTCTAACAGCTTCTAATTCTTCATTAGTAAATGGCTCAGCTAATCCCTTTTCAGCACGAATATAACCAATTATAGCTGTATGTATAATAAATGGATTATCTTTAGCGACGTCGGTATGTATTAGTTTAGCTTGCGCATAAAGAGTATCATACTCTAATTTATCATTCTCATTGAAATCGTCGGGATAAGGTATTTCTTTTAATACATTACTCTTAATCATATTTATCTATAAATATAAGATAGAAAAAAAAATGATTAATTATTTTTTATAATTAATTCTTTATCATAATTCTTATAAAATGTAACTCCTTTTTTATCCATACTATTACTAATAATTGTTAAACAATTATTTTTTTCATCTGTAGCATGTTCATATAATTGAATAAAATCATCTTTTTTAACATAACCTGAAATATCATCATATATTTTATTTAATATTTGGTCATATGAAGATGATTTAAATATACAATAAATATCTGTATTTGTGCGAATAATAGGGGGTATTGATTTGAATGATTGTGTAGTAAAGATAAGATTAGTTTTTAAATGACGATGTTTAATAACAATATTATTAACTAGACTTTTTGCTTTCTTACTAAAAGCATTTCCTCCAATTAAATCATCAAATATAATCCATGTTATTTTAGGTTTAATATCATCAAATATTTCATCTGGCTCCATATATTCATATTCTTCTAATATTAATAATTCATCATCATTTAATTTTTTAATATTTTTATTTTTTTTAAATTTATTAAATATTTTTTTATAATTAATATATTCATTAAAATCATCATCTTTTTGTTTAATATCCTGTAAGATATTAATTAATAATTCATCCGAATATTCTAAATGAATATCATTTTCATCTAATGATTTTAATATTTTATATACTTCATTT